CGCCAGTCCCCTGGTGGTGTTGATTTCAAGAGTCATATGTGCCTGCTCAAAGACACTCCAATGCTCATGCTCGATACAGTAGGAAAGCAACTTCTCAACCTTAGGATTTCCCTGGTTGTTTGGATTACTTACGCGAGCAATGTAACCAATATTTTTCTCTGCATCAGGTGTAACAGAGATGAAACATACCTTAGTCATTGAATAGAATCTTCGCAATTACATAAAGACCAATGGATGTAAAGTATCCAATGGTTGTGACACCCAGAGCAGGCATCGTTACATTCCACACTAGCATAATTACTGCTGGTGCAACAAAGAATTTAGTAATCTGACCTACGATTGCTCCACCCAAAGCGATATTTGCCAATCGCTTTTCCTCCTCAGTCATCTCTTCAGCAGATTTCTTCAGGTCTTCTGCTTCTTGAGCAATCGCTTTCCTCGGGTCAAAGTAAACATTATCGGGTGTCATTTTCCTTTCTTTTTGGTGGGGTCTTGCCATAGTTTAGCGTTAATTCTCCCTTCAGTTTGATTCATAGTTACAAAGTCGTGCCTATATTTGTCGTAATAGTAGTCAAATATCTCAACTTTTTTAGAAGCAGCAACAACGTCCCAATGCGGCACATTATCAACAATGTATTCAACTAGATATGAATTGTTGGGTAGTGTCTTATCTTGCCCAGCATCTGGGGTGCAATCCTCTCGAATAATTTTCAAGAACGACCTCCCCATTCAATTTGAGGAAATGCTTCAGACACAACTGCCTTGGTGATACGATACTTCTTGTGCAGAGTCCTATTGACTGCTTTGATAAGGACTTCTGCCTCTTCCTGGTGCAGTCCTTCCAGCATTTGAATAAACATACTCTCAACTTTCATGCTAGGAAGACTATCGTCTCCACCCTTGAAGAAGCGATAGAGTTTCTTACCCTCTTGCTCCAGGAGAGTGTGCTCTGTGCCCTTGGGTGCCTCGTTAGGACGGTAAGGGACATCTTCACCCAGAGGCACACGAGGGACTACAGTCTCATCAAAGTTGATGATGAAGAGAGACCTCAAAGTTTGGGTATTGTTGTCTTGCAGAATCTTAATCTTCTCTGCTTTAGTCTTAGCGTTATGTGCTTTCCGAAGCACTTCCGAAATCATAAGTCGCATGGTTAAAACTCAGTGATGTGATCTAAAAGCTCATTCAGTTTGTGTTGAATGAAGTAGGGATACATTTTGCCCCGTGCAGGGGTCTCTGTATTCTCGTATGTATCTATAATACTTTCCGAAACTTCGTCTGGAATAAAATCAAAGTCGATTAGTTTTCGATTCCTCTCATAATACTCCAGAGTGGTGGCATCTGTAAACTCTTCTGGAGATTGGTCAATCCACTTAGCAAGTTTTGCTTTGGACAGTGGACGCTGACGCTTGCCTGCAATGAATGTGTCATCCGATGAAAGGAAGTTGGGAATACCATCAGACCTATCACCCTTCATGACATGCTCAGCAATATAAATCTTAGGGTCAATCCCATTTATAAACTTCTTCTGAATGGGATTGTATTGATTCACAAAGCGATACTTCTGAAGTTGGATAAAGTCCTTATCTCCAGAAAGAATGAGCACTTTCTGTGCTGGTTGCATATTGTTTTGCAACCTGATATTTGCCATGCCCTGCTCCTTAACAAGAGTAGCAATGACATCATCTGCCTCTGCACCATCAACCTCAATCACTTTGTAAGGTAGATGCTCACGAATCTCATCGCGAATCTTATTCAGCAATTCAAAGATTGAATTCCAATCGAACTTGGATGCCTCACGGTCTTTCTTTCGTGTTCCTTTGTAGTAGGGGAATGCTTTACGACGCCAGTAATGTTTACTGTCATAGCAAAGGACCAATTCCCCATACTCTTTTGAAAATTTATTGCGATAAAGTCGCAATGCATTCAGGACCATGTGTCGCACGAGTCCTTCATCAATCGTGTTAGTTTTTGTCAAGGTAACCATCAGGTTGCTAATGCAGACCTGATTCATATCAACGAGGATCATAAACCTCACTCATCGTCGTCATCAAGTATATCATCTCCATCGTCGATTCGCAAGTAAAGCAACTCGGATGGGTCTACCATTCCGTCTTCCATCTGCATCTCAGGATGCATTACAACTGCGGCGTATTCAGCTCTATCCTTCCACTCATCAAAAATCCCCTTAAGATTCCAAGAAGCAAGGAAACCCAAGAGGAAAGCACCGAGTGTCAGGAAGAAAGCGATGTAAAGAAAACTAAGCTCGCCCATAACCGCTTCTCCTATGTCTAGACATTTTTATTTATTAACTTTTTTCTTACGTCCAGGTTTTCTCTCAGCATGATATTGCCAAGCGTCTTCCAGGATACCATAGAGATAGTCTCTAATCTTTCTAGCCTTTGGTTTACCTAAGTGTCCGTATGCTTCACGCAGAGTCTTGTCTCCTCCTTTAATGTAATCTTCCAACTCCATGACTACGAAGTTGAGATTGGCAGCAGTAGCAGACTCGATGAAACTATTAGTATCACGTCGTGTCCACTTGTTGTCTCTTAAATACGGATACATTTGAAAGAGAAACTTATTTTCAGTCATTGCAAGGTCTGTTGCCCTTTCAATGAGGTCACACAATTCTCTTTCGTCTACTTTCTTCATTACAGATAAGTGTTTTCTCGCAGATACTTCATGGTCTCTGTACATCCACCCATTTTGTGACCAGCAATAATAACTTGGGGGAAGGTGCTCCCTCTACCAAACTCCTCATAGAATTGCTCTCGTGTGAAGTTGGTGTCGAGCACATATTCAGCATAAGACCAACCCTTCATCTTGTAAAGCTCTTTAATCTTAGTGCAGTATGGGCAACCTGCACGGGTGTAGATAGCAGTGTTTCCAGGTTTCTTCATTTTAATTAGAGAAATAAAAAGGGGTCCGTAGACCCCTGGTTTAACTTATATATCAGAGATATCAGAAGTTAAACTTGGCACCCAGCTTACCGCCGTAACCAGTGTCAGCATCGTCGATACCAGTTGCGAAGGAGACTTCACCATACAGGGAGAGACGCTCGGTAGCAGCAACGCTAGCGCCTGCCTTACCAGAGAAGACGGTCTCGCTCTCAGCACCGTCAGGGGAGACGAGGCTAGGACCTGCTTGCACATACCAGCCCACAGCCTCACCTGCGGTGCCCTCGTAGCCCACATGAGCGTCTGTAGTTGTCCCAGAGTAGTCCGAGCCAGTCCAACCAGAGTTTGCTTCTACGTTAACGTAGGGACCTGCCATTGCGGCACCAGCGAAGAGGGGAGCAGCAGCTGCTGCAGCGATGAAAGATTTAATCATTGTTGTTACCTATGTTACTTGCGGAATGGTTACCCGCAGATGGAAAGCACCTCGACTTGGTGCTGTTTGTGTCAGAGTGTTAAGCGTCTGACCATGTATTTATACTAATACAAAATTGACTAGCTGTCAACCCCCTTGCGAAGCATTTCTTTGATGCCCGACATGTCCTCCTCAGTCAGGACAGACTCAGGAGTCTCCTCCTCACGGGGGTCCAGGTCCTGAAGTGCCTCGATATTCTCTGCCAGGTCCGAAGGAAGCACATAGTCATCGCCTTTGGGCTTGTAATCAAGACCCTCAATAATAGAAAGATTACTCTTCCAATACTTTTTCATCTTCTTCATCATCTTGGCACGACCTTTAGGGTCATCCTGATACTTCTCAATCACTTTACGAAGCATACGCAACTCTCTAGATGACTTTTCTAGAGACCTCTCTGCCCATACATCTTTGTTGCCAAATCCATTAGTCTGCTGCGCCATAACCGTCTCCCGTTTCATTGTCTCCATCAGTTTCCCAAACAGTAATCCTAAATCTCACACGATACTTTTTGTCCTTGTCACAATAATACCACTCCATACGATCACGCTCATGGGATTCTTGGTAGAAAGCATATCTTGCTACCCTCTCACCACCATCCTCATCATAAGTTTCCATTCTTCCGCTAGGGACACTGGGGTAATAGGGTGACTGCCCACTACGCTCTGTCCTCTTATCCCTAACAGGAGGCCAATAGAAATCAAATGACTGCCCCTTCTGGTAACCCTTACCTCTTTCTAGGACATCAACAATGTGTATAATACATTGCCAATAGTAAGAATACTTAGACCTAGTGTCATCATTAGAAGGATTATAGAAAGTAAATCCTACCCTAACCTTACACAAGTTGTCAACATTTCCTAGGTTTTCCCCATCATCAGGAGCAAGATAGTAATCATGAGTGAAGGTATGTGGGGATGTGTATCCCGAACTGCCATCGTAGAAGCTGTCAGCAGCACTATACCTATTGTTGTAAAGACCACCGCCATCACCATCAGTGGTGCCAACAAGATACCATGGGAGCCAGTCGTTAGCAAACATGTGGGGTGTTACTCGTGTCAATCCCTTTTCAGTGTTGTCATTGACAAACTTATCAAACTTCCCTTTGCAGATAAGGAAGTCTTCTAACATCTCATTGTATACACCAGATTCTTTCTGAGCTTTCTTTCTATCGTCACGATAATCATCTTCAACATATCCCGTATCGATGTATCCACCATCAAGATTTGGCAGGAGGTAGTCATTGTCATTGTAGTCATCATTATAGTTTCTAGTTTCACCGATAACCTCAGGATTTCCCTGGTCAGTGCCATGCATATTTACAATGGCATTATCCTTCCACACCAAAGTTGCAGGATAGTCAGACCCGAAAGCATCTTCATCATAAAGATACCAAGACTCATCCTCTAACGACCCAGCTCTCCATTCATCATCACCCTGATTAACTGGTGAGAATTGCATCGCCATAGCTGTAACTTCACCGAAAGAGCGAGTGGGGTCTTCAGCAATCTTCTCTTTTGTCAGTTTGTTATTGGTGTTTCCTTCAGCCATACCCAGCAAGTCATCAGTATTCACTGTGCCTAACTGCAGTTTGAAACTAGAAA